CGGTGCATAAATGTTACCATCTACTGATAATGATCCTGTAAATTGATGAGTATCGTCCGCAGAATTTCCAAACTTAGTAGAACCAGATTCATAAATAATGGATGCGGAAACAACTTCTGAATAATATTCTTGAGCCGTTACTCGTCCTTGAATTACAACATCACCTGTAACATTAAGAGAACCGGAAATATTTTGAGTATTAACAAATGTATTTGATCCAGTTGTTGCAAATGTTGTTGAATTTATACCGTCTAGTAAATCTGCGTTAAGAGCGTAGGAAGCCGTTTGTATTCCAACAATTTGAGTTCCATTACCTATAAATGAACCCGTAAAAAATGACGAAGAAATACTTAACGCAGATATTTGTGCGGGTGTAATTATAGTTCCACTAATTAGTGCGGCAACTTCTTCTGGACTATCCCCACCTGCATTTAATGCGTATGACGCAGTTTGTGAAAAACTTGCACTAATTGCATTGATAGCGGTTAACGCCGAGTCTGCTATAGAAAAATAAGAACCAGTGGCATTTACTCTAATTGCCCCTGGTTGCATAACATTTACAATGTATTGGTCACCAGTAGTTACCGAGACATTATAATTATCACTTGGACGAATACTTACGTTATATTGATCACCCTTGTCAACAACAACGGTAATGTCTTTTAAAGCTAAACTACTACTGTTCATGTATTATCTCGTGACAGCGGGACGAACCGTTAAACCTCCTTCTAATATACGACGAGACTCCGAACCACTGGTTATCTTTACGTCATACACGTATTTTCTTTGATCAAGATTAATTGTATCATTTGCCGTTAATTCCATATAGACACTTCCTGATGCGTATGGAAGTGCTTTTGTAAACGTAAATTGTGCCGCAAGTTCTTCCGTGGTATAGTTTTCACGAACTTGTCCTTGAAACGTATAATTGGTAATATCAATTGGAAAGTTATTATCACCCTGATCCAATAATCTTACGTGGATTTTAAATGTTTCACCTTGACCGATTTGAAAATCCGTAATATCTGCCATAATTCTCTCGTTGTAAAGGGCACTCTTACATAAATATCTAAATTGATTCTAATATATTACTTTTATGTTTTATAAATAAAAACTCCCCCGTGGTATTTGTGTGTACCACGAAGGAGTTTAAAACTTTTTGTTTTTAGATTAGTAATTAAGTACGCAATAATCTGGTTGAATCTGTATAGTAAATTCTACTGGATTATCTGCACCCCAATCCATTAATCCAAAATTTGCTTGGGTGATTTGTGCACCCTTGATGATCCATTCTTCAACCTTATCACCGACTGGTCCAAGAATATTAAGGGTCAAATCTTTCTTATAGAATTCAAGGTAGCCATCACGACCTGTAACCGATTCGTGGTGAAGACGTACCCATTCCATAACTGCTTGTGCGCCTGATGGAACAATTGGATCATAAAGAGTCATTTCCATTGTTCCCCACACACTACGTCCTTTTACAAATCGACGAAGGTTAATATGATCAATTGGTCGTGGTTCTTGTGTTAATGTAGGACGAGCAATTTTCTTTACGACATATGAAGGAACTCCATCCATGTATAGGATGAAGCGATTCGTCATCTTTGGTTCGAACGCTGTGAAAAACAGTTCTTGTTCAGTTACTAGGTTTGCCATGTATAATCTCCAAAAGGATTCTTAACTATAAATAGTGTTAAAATTGATTTTATGAGAGGGGAGATTAAACTCCCCCCTCAATCAATCATTATGCCGTTGGGAATGTTGCACCAGTTGGTAACACGTTGAAGTCAAGAATAATGAATTCAGCGGTACGAGTTGGTTGGAGATAGAGTTGTCCGTAAAGGATGTTTCTATCAATAACGTCTGGTGTATTGTTTGTTTCATCCATGACTACACGGAAGGCGAACAATCCTGCGCGTTCTTGGACACTTGCGAGATATGGATTGACAATATTTAAGAAACGATTTCTTGTTGCTTCAACATTCTGTTCAAACACTAAATAACGTGAAGCACTTGCAATAAACTTCTTCACCGCGATTAAGAGACGACGAACATTGACACGATCAAGTGCGGATGCTCTACGTTGGAGTGTCTTTTGACCCCAGACACAAATACCTTGACCAGGGAACTGTGCGATTGGGTTGACCTTACCTTCGTAGAGAGTATCACGACTTGCTTGTGGGAGACGAACCTTGACACCCACCGCACTTGCGATTCCACCACGATTTAAACCTGCTGGTGCAAACCATTCAGCTGCTACGTTATCGTTGTAAGCGTAGATTTCTGGAAGAATAACTGAAGGTGGTACCCAAAGAAGTTTATTGGTGTTGGTATCAACAACACGGAGCCATGGATAGTATGTTGCTGCATAGTTACTATCAATTTCTCCGGCCTTACTTGTTGCAGTTGCAAGGGTTGCATTTAAACTTGTTGTATCCATAATATAGAATGCATCTCCACGATCTTCACACAATGTTAATGCTTCAGTTGCAACATATGAATGTAGTTCATAAATTACACCAGGAAGAACTAAGAGATTAAAATCAAATTGATCTGGATTACTGATTGCATTTAATGCTTTCTTATATGCCTTTGAACCGGCTGTTGTTGAATTTGCTAAGTTAAATCCTTGTGAGTTAGTTGCAACAATGTCACCACCCAACTTAATATCACGTGCTGGATTCATACCGTCAAATCCACCTTGGAAACCAACAGAGAACTTACGATAGATGAAACTATCTGCATTACTTAATGAAATTGATGCAGAGAATTGTAAATTTGATCCACTTGGGACTTCATTTAAATTTTCTAAGTTAAATGCAGATCCAACACTAACAGCATTTTCTGGATCTGAAACTGGACCAAGATAAGATTCATTTGTTCCATTTGAATCAGTAAAATCCCATCCGTAGTAATATCTCTTATCTACTGATTGTGTGGTATATCCTTCAACAGTACCATTTAACCAACGACTAGTGACATACTTTGGATCTACTAAGTAAGCAGCAGTTGTTTTAACAGTTGATTCGTATTGACCAAATCCAAATGGTAGTGCGGTTTCTGGAATTACTGAATCTGACATTTCAACATACACATATTCTGAATTATTTGGGAAATCACCTTGATAATAACGTTCTAATGTTACGGTATCATCTACTGGTGCACTGTTTCCAATAACACGTGCAATATATTGTGGACTATCTGGATCTAATGTTAAATTGTCATATTGTTCAAGAATTTCCATACGTGCGTCAGTATCATTGTAACGACGAATTAACATAGAGAACGTTCCATATGAATTGTCTGGATCGTCACTTGCTTTCATGTTTAAAAATGATACTTTAATTTCCTTATTAGCGGAAATACCGTCACCAATAGTATGTAACTTAAAGAGGTCTACATTTGTACCACCAACTTCTTGTGATTGAATCCAAGGTGTGTGTGCATTTGAAAACCCAATTTCATTAAAGTTTACTGCGGTACTGGAAGTTTGAGCTGACATTGAAATGTTTGCCAACAGTGACGCGTTTGTATTTGATCCAGGAACTAATTCAGTTAATGCTTCTGGAAAAATTGCATATACATATGAATTTTTGGTAGTTGTTGCGCTATATCCAAAATAATCACCAATGTATGTACTTGATTCTGCGTTTGCACTAAAACTTTGACTTACTTGAGTTCCACCAGTTCCATTTACTAGTAAAGTAAAACTATTAGCAGTTCCTGCTGCCGATGCACTGGTTAATGTATTTCCAACACTACTTGGATGTAATACCGCAAATAGTCGTTGTTCCGAAGCAGAAACTGCATAAACCAATACACTTTGTACTTCATCTGGATCATATCCTTCTGTTCCTAGAACACGAACAACAGTTGCAACTCCAGATTCACGTAAATAATTTTTTACTGTTAACCCAGTGTAGTGGTTCGCATCTGCTTCACCAAAGCGGGTAACATATTCTTGTTGACTTCTTACAATTGTTGGGATAAAAGCCGGACCCTTTGGTGTTGGTCCAATGAATGCACCCCCGATTTCACTAATACCTTGAGTTAAGAAACTCAAGTCTCTTTCTCTAGTGAAAACGCCTGGTGACACAATGCGTTCTGCCATACTAATCCTCCAAGTGGGTTATTATACTG